GGAACACCCGCACCTTTTGTATCTTTTCCAAGAGTTGCAACATATTGTTTAAATCCTTCACTATTGAATATTTGAGTTAATTGTTGTTGTGTTAACCCATTAGCTCCAACAGGACCATCTATAGTTATTTTAATATTACCCGTTACGTTGTTTGTAACATTAGTTGTTTTTGGTTGAGTTGTTTCAATTTGTTTTGATGCCATTTTAGATTGTAAAGTTTCACCTAAAACATTTGACTCACTTAGAGGTTTTACTTGAGCCTTTTGTTTAACCGCCTCAACCGAAGACTTTAACGGTGAACCAAGTGCTTCCAAAGTTTCATTTGCAAATGCCCTAAATTCTTTTTCAATTCCACTACTTCCTTTAATATTTTTAGCACTGGCCTCTAAAATACCTTTAAGAGCTTTCGTTCCACTTTCACCCAATGAATTTGCTCCACTAATAACACTATTTTCTAATTGTTCAATTTTTTTAGTAAAATCGGCGTCAGAAATTTTACCAGCGTCTTTTGCGGTAAATAAATCTCTCATTTTATCTATCGCTCCCGTAACATTTTCAGTAATTTTAGCACTCTCAGGAATTGCCTTATAAACGTCTTTTGATAATTCTCTTAAAATTCTGTCAGCTCCATAAATGTTTTCACGAACTACAGGTGTTGCCGCAACACCATAAGCAACTTTAGCTGCAATCGCTTTAACATTTGCTGCCATATCTTGTGCAACAGTCAATTGACTTGATTGAATGTCTTCAAGAGTTTTTGGTCGATTTTCTTCTCTTTCTTTTAGAGCGTCAAATTGTTCTTGAGTTAACTCACTTAGTTTCTTTTGTTCTATAATACCTGTTTGGTCATTTTTAAGTTGAACCACATATTGTCCATCTTTCATTGTTGCCATATTTGCCAACAATTGTTTGTCTTCTTCTTTGTCAAACTGTATTTCAGGACTTATATTAGATATTCTTTTATCTAAATCTGCGGCGGCTAAAGCAGCTTTACTTAAAGACCCCGCAGACATACCAGCTTCTTGTTCAATTTCTCTCAACATTAAGACCCCTTGAGGATTTATCTTAAATGTTTGTGTTTTTTCATCAAACTCTGTAAATTGTTTTGACGCTTTAATAATACTATCTTGTAATCCCGATGGGTCTGTTAATGATTGATTCATTAATGCAAACGGGTCAGTTAAGTTTCCAATAGATACACCTAACCTTTGTAATCCAGCAGCGGTTTCAATAGCCCCTTCAGGTGTTAAAACTTTTTCCGCAAAATTAAATGTTTCTTGCATGTCCAATCTTAACATTGATGCTTGTGCCGCCATTTTTGCTAAACCTGCAACACCACCTTCAAACTGATAACGGTTCATTTTGGACATGTTAGCATTAACATCCCCCATAACCGTTTTAGAGTTCAATCCAACACTTTGAATATAATCAATAGAACTTTCTAAGTTTGTACCTATTTGAGAAGCCTCAATACCTACGGTAGCAAAATTTTCAACCAATGTTTCCGATTCTATACCTAATATTTTACTAGCGGCATATAATTTTGAAACTTGTTCTTCCGTTGCAATTACATTTCTTCTTGACCCCTCAGCAATACCCTCCATCGTGGCGGCAGCCGATGCTGCATCACCACCTAAACGAATTACTCCAGCGGCAGACCTAGAAATGGCGTCTCCCAACTCATCCATTCGGGTTCTACCCATTACAAATGTTTGGTTCAGTCTTTCAGATAAATCAAACATGGTGTCCATAGCCTTGGCAGCTTCCTCAAGAGGTGATGCAAGACTTTCAACACTTTTCTTTAACTTATCGATTTCTTCTTTTGACGGCATTTAAGTTTTGGTTTCTATATAAATAGAAGAAGGACTAATTTTTTTAGTCCTTCTGATTATCTTCTATCCATTTATTGAGTAAATATTTCCTAACAAATATCGGCATCCTCTCAAAATCTTGATAAGAAACTTTTAACAATGTTGTTAGATAATAAAATTCGTCGATTTGACTCTTCCTATACTCAGAAGAAAGGGCGAAAAAAGTCGACCCCAAAACCAACATTCACTGTTAGTTTTTCTCCTGACGGGGCCATAATAGTTTTGTTCATGTCTAATCTTGGTTCATTTTCATTCATAAAATTTCTAATGAATTTAGAATCCGCAATTGGCATTGACTCAATAAATTTAGCAATCTGAGATTTGTCTCTTGAACCATCAACCTCTAAAATTTCTCTCTCCATTCTCCACGTAACCCTTGGAACAACTCTACCTTGTGGGTATGTTGACGCTAATCGATTGATGTCTTGAATTTCACCATAAGTTAATGGTTTAATTTTAATTGTTGATTGTGATTTTGGTAACATGATTGTAAAGGTACCATCTTCACCTGGTTTTTGATTTCCAACAATTGACAATTCATCCAACACAACTGTAGTTTGGAATTGTTTTTTAGTTGTTGGGTCAGTAACATTTAAAGTTATTTCAGGACCAAAAGCAGTATTTCTTAAAAAGATAAGAATTGCTTCAACATCACCTTCAACTAATTCTTCAACTTTAATATCTGGCTCATATATTTTGGCTCTCAATAAAGTCATTGTTAAGTCATTAGACCCTCCCATAAGAATGTTCTCATCGGAAGCAGTAAGATAACCAACTTTAATCGCTTTCTTTTTATTTTTGTAAAATACTCCTTGTGAAGGTAGTTGAACCACGTCGTGTGGTAGTGTAAAATTTTCTTGACCGTAGTCTCTTGCTTGATTTTCCATATAAAAAAATAACCGTAAAGTTTATTAGCTTTACGGTTAAATATAATTACGTATAATTTTATGTAAATAGTATTAGTATACTAACACACATCTATCCATTCTTAAAGAAGCTGTGATATCAGCCAACGCATCTTGACTATAAGATAACGAACCAAAGTTTACATCAGTTAAGAAAGTTCCATAGAGAATCCATTTCTCAACAACAACTCCTGTAGGGTCTAACATTTCAAGGTCGATATCTTTTTTGTAACCTGCAGCATAACCCATACGACCTGTCACCGATTCAGCGTGTAAACGAACCCACTCCATAAGAGCTTGAGCTGCTGATGGTCCAATAGGGTCACGGAACTTAACACTAATTGGGTCCCAGTTAAATCTACCTGCTACGAATGTAGATGTATTTAAAAATTGTATTTCAGTTGCACCAATCTTGATAGACGGTCTTGAAGCGCTTTCAACAAACCATTCGTTGATACCTAAACTTGACGGAAACCTTAAAATGAAACGGTTCTGGCGTTTCGGTTCGTAAGGTATCGGCATTTTCATTAATAAATCAGCCATGTTATTTTAATTTTTTTTTGTTTTTTTTTTGTTGTTTATATCCTATAAATATAGTCTTGTTAAAAAATTTTTCTCTTTACTTTTATTTTGTCGAGATTATAATCTACTTATATTCCTTTTTAACGCCTCCAGCAGTAGAATAAGTCTTAACTATATTATCTGGTTTATCTTTAAAGTGTTTACTCATTACTTCTACATTTCTAACATCATCATCTGAGAATCCAATACTAGGTTGCTCTGGTACAAAGTTATTTGATACATCATTTTTAATAAATGCTTTCTTATTTAATAAATTTGCCATTCCTTTAATATAGGAAACAAAATCCTCCATCGCACGAACTTTAGCTTCTTCAGGGTTGGCAGCTCCTTCTTCATCTCCGAAAGACACTGGATGATATTTGTTGAGTTCTAAATACGACTTGATTAATTCATCGTCAGTCATATCGTCCTCATCTACAAACGTCCTGTATTTTTTAAGGTTCTTAACTAGTTGGTCTTTATCTATACCATTAAATCCGTCAATAATATAATTGTAAACGGCTTGTTTTAAAGTGTTGGGGTTGTGACCTCTTGCGGTAATGATTGAAAAAATTGACCCGTTATTAATCGCTTCTTTAAAGTCATTAAATGCTGGTCCAAGTTTTGCTCTCATCGCATCAACTAAGAAATCTTTATCACCCGCAGTTCTGAAGTTTCTAAAAGGGTCTTCTCCAAACCCTACAATAGTGTCTCCATTATACTCAAAATCTTCTTTTCCAATTTTACCTCTGTATTCCGCAAAATCATCTGTACTCATACCAACTTCATCACCATCTTCAGTTTTTAACATTATCTTTGTTGGCATATGAACAATGTTATCATCCCAATCAAATGCATAATACTTCATATCTGGTGTTCCTTCACCTTTAAATCCCTCTCTAAGTTGTCTTTTCATACTTGGCAAATAAAGGGGGTATGATT